CCACCTGCGAATGCGAGGACCAGACGGAATGGCTGTCGAGCGCCGGTGCACCAGCATTGAGGCGCGTCAGATCCACCGCGCGTTCGCTGACTTCGAGGATTTCATCGAAGGGCACGGAAGTGTCCCAGCCGGTCCAGCGCCGCCGCCGGACAGCCGCGCCGGTGGTGAAGACGACGTCGACCGAGCGCGTCTCGGTGTTGACGGTCGCGGGCAGGATGGGCGCGCGCCGCAGCTGCATCGGCAGGGCGACCGGGGCCGCCATCATCGTGTCGGGCATGGCCCTATTCCTTCTCGGTTTCAGATGAGGGGGCGGCCGGGTCACTGGTCGGGTCACCCGCCTGCGCGCTGCCGGTCTTGGTGACGCGGCGCGGGTCGCTGTCGAGCACGAGGCCGAGGCCGTCGAGCTTGGCGTTGGTCGCAGCGATTTCCGCCAGCACCGCGTCCGGGTTGTGGCCTTGCCGCGCGATGGCTTGCGCCAGCGTCATCGTGCCCGTCCGGATCGCCAGCAGGTCGGCCATCGCATCCTTGTAGGGATCGACCGCATCGAACTTCGGCGGCGACCACTCCACCGGCACGTCCGGCGTCGGGATCTGTCCCGCAGCCCAGGCGGCCTCTGTGAACCAGCGCCAGACTGGGGCGCAGAGCATCGGGATGAAGAGCTGCCATTGGACAGCGTCGATCATGCGGCGGAACTCGACCAGCCCCGCCCGGATCGAGGAATAGTTGACCTGGGACAGGTCCCCGGTCAGCAGCTCGTAAGGCACCCGGAACCCGGCCGAGATCGTGTGCAGGCTCGCCCGCTTGTATTCGCCATAGCCGCCGGTTGCGGCAGGCTGGTTGAACCGGATGTCCTTGCCGCCCCGCGCATAGGCGATCAGCCCCGGTTCGAACTGCTCGACCCGGTTGCCGTCGGCATCGACCACGGAGGGCGAGATGCCCTGCTGGGCCTCGTCATCGCCGAAGACGATGGCGGTGACGCAGGCCTCGGTCTTCTTGCGGACCAGCTCCGCCACCTCATAGTCGTCGAGATCACGCAAGCTGCGGATCTCCGGCGCGCCCCAGGGCACGCCGCGCGCCTGCGTTCGCTGCTTCTCGTAGATGTGCGCGATCTCGGTCGCGGGGACCGGTCGCGATCCAAGCCCGCCCTGCAGCGCGCCCCAGGCATCGCCGGGGTGAGCGGCGTGCAGCCAGTAAGCCCGGCGCTTGCCGACCGGGTCGAACTCGATCCCCTGCACCAGCCGCCCCGCGCCGAAGGCACCGGACTTCGTGGCATCGAGAAAGTCGGCCTCCAGCACCTGCAGTTGCAGCGGCACCGGAAGGCCATCCGAGGATCGCCGCAACCGGCGGCGCACCAGCACCTCGCCCGCCTCGACCATCTCGCGGCAGATCAGCGTCTGGAGCCCGTAGAAGTCGAGCTGGCCGTCGGCGTCGCACTCCGCCGTCCAACGCTCGAACAGCGCGTCGACCTTCCGGTCGAGCTTGTCGTCGCCACTGGCGGCGCGCGGCATGATGCCCGCTCCGACGATGTTGTTGACCAGCACCGCGACGGCCTTGGCCGCATGCGGGTTGTTGCGCACCAGATCCCGCATCCGGTCCCGCAGCAGCGCCCCGGCCACGCCGATCTCGGTGTCAGCCGAGGATCCCGGCGCGCGCCAGCCGTCGGTGCGCCGCCCCTTGGACGCACCATCATAGCCCCGCGTCAGGGTCTCGAAGGCCTGACGCGCCATCACGCGGCGGGCCGCCATGCGCGGCGCCACCGTGGCGATGGCGTGGTCGAACCAGTTTGCCGGCATCAGCGATCCCCGCGGCTGAAGCCCGCAAGTCCAGCCACTGGCAGCGGCTTGGTGGTTCCCGCGATGGCACGTTCGATGGTGCGGATGCGCCCCAACAGATCTTCGGCCGAGCCGTAATCCACCGACTTACCGTCATAGCTGACGCGGGTCGTGCCGCTGGCATAGGCCCGGCGCAGCGCCGAAAGCTCGGTTTCCGTCCAGTCGGTCATCAGAACCATCCTCCGCGCCGGCCAAGCCAGTCCGACTGCCGTTTTCCCTGGGGTGCGGCTTGCGGCCGGTTGACCCGCCCCGCACCATCGATTTCCGTCGGCGCCGCCCCGAGTTGATCCTCGAGATCGCGCCATTTCTCATCGGACCAGCGGTCCGCGCCCGCGATCCAGGCGGCGGCGCGGGCATAGACCCGGCAATCCAGCGCCTCGTTGCGCTCGCGCAGCTTCTGCCATTCCAGCTTGGCGAAGCCGCGCTTGGTGCGGACCGTCACCAGTTGTTCGGCAACAACCTGCTTCAGCCACTCGGTTTCCACCCACGTCGGCAGGTGGATCGTGCCCGGCGGGAAGGCCGCGCCCTCGGCGCGTTCCTCCTGGGTCGGCCGGTCGAGCCGAAGGAAGCGATAGGTCTCGGCCTTGAAGGTCGAGACCGCCACGGTCCAGAGCCGGGCTCCGCGCCGGAGGCGTTTGCCGCCCTCGGTTGCATCCACGAAGGTCGGCCCCGAGACCGGGCTCGAGCGGTTGAACCCCTCGACACCTTTGACCGGCGAAACCTGTGCAAACCCGGCATGGCGCGACCATGCGTAGACGGCCGGGGCCTCGTAGCCGGTGTCGATGGCAAGCCGCGCGATGCGCAGATGCGCGCCGCGTTCATGCGGCCACGACCGGTCCAGCAGCAACGTCAGTTCCGACCACGCATCATGCCGATCCGGCCCGCCCTCGATCACGACATGATCGACCAGCCAGGACTCGAGGCCACGACCCCAAGCCCAGACATCGACCTCGATCCGGTCCTTCTGCACGTCGGCCCCGGCCGTCAGGAACAACCCGCCCGCAGGCACGATGCCTAGTTTCCAAGCCTCGCGACGGTCGTAGAGCCGCTGCCAGTCAGGCGCTTCGCCCGTTTCGACCCATGTCTCGCCGAGGATCGTGTTGCGGAATGCCTTGATCGCCTCGTCCGACCCGTGTGCCGCGTCCCATGCCCGCACGATCCGCTCCCAGCTCAGCCAGCCGATCGGCGAATAAAGCGCCGAGAGGTGATACCCGACCGTCGTTGGATCGGCGGCGGTGGCGGTCGCCCGCCATTCGCCGCCCTCCAGCAGCGCCGTCTTGTGATGCTCGCCGATGGGCTGATCACAGCCCTCGCAGTGATACTCTGCCGTTTCCGGTCGCCCCTTCTGCCAGCGAAGCCGGTCGAATTTCAGCCACTGCATCGCACCGCAATGCGGGCACGGCACGAAATACCGCCGCTGGTCGCTCGCCTCGAACTCCCGCTCGATGCGGGACAGACCCCGGATCGTCGGGGTCGAGACCAGCAGCACCTTGCGCCGGTGGGCGAAGGTAAGTGACCGCGCTTCCGCCAACGTGACCGGGTCGCCTTCCTCGTCGGCCGAGGCCGGATAGGCATCGACTTCGTCGAGGAAGATGTACCGCGCCGGGGTCGAACGCAGTCCGACCGCCGAGTTCGCGCCGGTCATGATAAGGATGCCGCCCGCGAATTCCTTCGACAGCATCGTGTTGCCCGCGTCGCGGGATCGTGCGGGTTTCACCCGCTCCCGCAGTTCCGGGCTTTCGTCAATCAGCGGGTCGATCCGCTGGCGCGAGTTGCGCTTGGCCAGTTCCACCGTCGGCTGAACCGCGAGCATCGGGCCCGGCGCCTGGTGGATCGCGAACCCGATCCAGTTGTTGCCCGCCTCGGTCGCGCCGACCTGCGCGGCCTTCATAAACACGACCCGCTGCGTGGGATCGCCGGGGCTCAGCCGGTCCATGATCTCGCGCATGTAAGGCGTGCGCGCGGTGCGATAGCGCCCCGGTTCTGCCGATGCACGACCCGAGAGCATCCGGTGCCGATCCGCCCATTGCGAAACCGTCAGGTCCGGGTCTGGCGTCAGCCCCGCGCCCCAGGTGCGCAAGATCTCGCCCGCGCCGTCGAAATCGGTCAGTCCGTCATCGTCACCGGAAGTCGGGCCGGACCTCGGCAAGTTCGTCGAGGTGGGCACGGACATGCTTCTCAAGGACCTTCTGCATCGCGGCCGGCTCGACACCCAGATCGGCCGCCATCAGCGCCGATGCGCGCGCAGGCCAATTCACCCACGCGTCCCGCACCTCGCGCGCCAGCCGGAACACCAGCGCCAGCGCGCGCGCCCGTTCGATCAACTCCCCCTTCAGCTTCTGGAGCCGGATGCGCCGCTCCTGCGCCTTCAGCACCTCGTTGGCGGTCTTCGCCTGCAGGAAGGTCGTGCCGCCGCCGACCGCCGGGACCGCCAGACCCTGTTCGCGCAGCGTGTCGCCTACAGCGGCCACTGCCGCCTCGGGGACGGGTTTCAGCTTCGGTTCGGGCGGCTTTCGGGTCTTGGACGGGTCGGTGGTGTCAGCACGCCGCGCATCACTGGCGGCAGCGTTGATGCTGCCGTCGGGATAGAGGACCAGCCGCTCCGCCGTCTTCGCCTTCTGGATCGCGCCCCGCGAAAGCCCGACATGGGCGGCGTACTGGCGCTCGCTCATGCCCTGCATCGACGGCTCCGATTATCATTCAAGATCATGTGCTTATCGAGTTGATAAGCGTCGCCACCGGAGCGAACGTCACTCCATCGAAGCGATGCAACTCACTACGGAGCCACCAGAATGACCGGCCGCGCCACTGACAATTCCAAGGCCCTCGACGCCTTCATCGCCGCCAAGACCGAGATCGACGCGATGCTGAAGCGGCTCGCCGCCCTTAGCGCGGACCATTTCGAGACCAGCCCCGACGAGATCAACTGGGGCCATGTCGGAACACTGAACCACTACCGCGCCAAGCTGCGCGAGATCAGCGACAGCGCCTTCAGGGAAGGCGAGCACGCCGAGTGAGACGACCCGGTCCCGGTCCGGCCCGCCGACTGGCGGGCTCGACCTCGTAGAAGGGCCCGCATCCCGCGCGCCCCGATACGGGAGACGACGATGACCCAGCTTTCCGACACCCAAGCCCTGATCCTGAGCGCCGCCGCTCAGCGGCCCGAGTACATCGCCCTGCCGCTGCCCGAGAGCCTGCGCGGCGGGGCCGCCTCCAAAGTGGTCGGCGCGATGATCGCCAAGGGCTTCCTGCAGGAGGTCGATGCCGACCTGCGCAAGGGCGAGCCCGTATGGCGCGAGACCGGCGACGGCCACGGCACCACGCTGGTCGCCACCGACGCGGGCCTCGCCGCCATCGGCATCGAGCCCGAGGACACGAACACCGCGCCTGTGGGCGCCGACGACGCGCCGAGTGACGCGCCTGCGACAGACACCCCCACCGCGCCTGAAGCCGCGCCCAACGCGCGCACGCCGCGCGAGGGCACCAAGCAGGCCACGCTGATCGCCATGCTGCGCGCGCCGGAAGGCGTGACCATCGAGGAGATCACCGCCGCCACGGGCTGGCAGTCGCACACGGTGCGCGGCGCGATGGCCGGGGCCC